CGCTGTTGTTCGGCTCGCCCTCCCAACCCGTATAGAAGTCGGCCAGCAGGGACGTGCTGTCGTTCGCAGCGCCGGACCAGCGCGTCCAGTATTTTTGGGATTTGTACCAGAAATCACCCTGACGCACGGTCACGCCGGAAAGCGTGGTCGGGTCGTCGGGCCCCTCGTACGCGTTGTGCAGGCCGTCGAGGCTCTTGCCCACGGAATTGGCCTTGTCCAACGCGGACTGGGCCTGCGACGCGGCGCTCTGGATGCCCTGCCGGTTCGCTTCGATCGACGCGGTGTGCGACGCCAATGTCTTGTTGGCCGCGTCCAGCGTCTTGTTCGCGTTCGCAATCTCGGCGCGGTTCGCCGCGACGTCCTGCTTGGCCTGGCCGATGTCGCCCTGCGCCGCGTCCAGCTCCCGGTTCGCCTGCGCGATATCCTGCTTGGCCTGAGCCAGCTCCCGGTTCGCGTTCGCGATGTCGGTACTGTTAGTGTCGATGCGCTTGTTCGCGTTCGAGATGGCGGTCTTGTTGGCGGCGATCTGCCTGTCGGCCTCGTCGAGCGCGGCCTGATGGTCGGCGAGCTCCCGCTTGGCGGTCTCCAGATCCGCGTATTCGATGGCCTGCCACGCCGACCCGTCCCACCGGTACGTTCCGATGATCCGCGACGACAACGGCACCAGCACGGACGCCGAATTGTTCGGCTCGCCCAGCCAGTACGTGTAGAAATCAGCCAATAGCGACGGCGAATTATTAGCCTCACCAGACCATCTCGTCCAGTACTTTTGCGTGCGGTTCCACAGGTCGCCGTCCTTGAGGGTGACGCCCTTCAATGTGCTCGGGTCGTCGGGTCCCGTGTACACATTATGCAGGCCGTCGATGGCGGTGCCCACGCTGTTGGCCTTGTCGAGCGCGCTCTGCGCCGTGGCGGTGGCCGAGTTCGCCGTGGCCTTCGCCTGGCTGATCTCCGTCTTCGCCGCCGCGAGCTCAGCCTTCGCGCTGTCGAGCTGCTTGTTGGCGTTCTCGATGGCGATCGTGTTGGCGGCGACGTCCTGCTTGGCCTGGGACAATTCCTTCTTGCTGGCGGCGAGGTCCTTGTCGAGCCTGTCCAGATCGTCCTGGGAGACCGCGCTGGCGACCGTGATCGACGCGCCCACGCCCCAATCCGACTTGTTGCCCGAATGGTCCACGCTCCTGAGCGCGAACCAGTAGGCGCGATACTCGAGGCCGGTGACGATGCAGTGCCCGTCACGCGCCACGCTATCCCGGTATTTCCAGTTCCCGTTGGAGTCGCTGATGCCGACCTCCACGTGGTCGAAATCCGGTTCCATGCCGCCGCCGGCAGTGTTCCTGCCGTCCCATTGGACGTCAACCACGCCCAGCTTGCTGGCGAGTACCGGCTTGCTGGGCACGCTGGGCGGGGTCACATCCGAGGCCACCAAAGCCACGACCACCGGACTCCATTCGCCCAGCCGGTCGGAATACGTGGGAACCGCGCGCACGCGGAACTCATAGCGTTGCCCGCATTCCAACCCGCCGATGCCCAACGTGAGCCGCTGCGCGTCAGTCACGCCACCACTGACCCACGGGGCACCGGCAAGGTTCTTGCGATACTCCACGCGGTAGCCTGAAATGTCGATGGCCGTGTCATCCGTGGCCTGCGAGACCGCAGCCCACTGCAAGGTAGCCAGACCCAAAGCCGTGCCACGGGAGGAGATATAGGCGTCCGTGGCCACGACCAAGCCGGTCACGGCCTTCGGCGTACGATGGTCACGATCCGAAGAGGCGGTCGTGCCACCCTCGCTACCGGCCAATGACGCGCCACCGGTGATGCCCTTGATTTTCTTCGCCTGACGTACGGAAGCGTCGTACTTGATGTCATTCAGAGCGATTGAGCAGGATAGGCCCTCATTCTGGCGCATGCTCAGGTCGATTTCCTGCACGCGCACCTTCTCGCCGTGAGTGACGGTGGGCGCGGTAATCCAATCGCCGGCATGATAGTCGACGAGCGGCAGACTGTCCACGTCGGAAACGATGAGATCGCGCGTGTACTGGCCTCTCACCCTCGCAGCGTCATCGAGCGTGGATTGCATGAATGCTTGAGCGGTGTCCTTGTCGGATACACCACCTTGGCTGCTGTAGCTTTCCCACTTGCCCCACGGCGTCGGAGCTGCCGGATTGTCCATGCGGAAAAGCAGATTATTGTCACCCTCGACAAGGATGGTGGATGCCAGGTCGGCGATGGACTCCTCGAATGGGGCTTCGCTGATGTCGCGTGCCAATTGCAGCACAATGCTCTTGCTCAGGTCGCGGCTCAATGCCGTGCTGTCGGCGTTCCACATTTTCAACGTGCGCCCGCTGGTGCGCCAGTCGCAGCCGCCGCCATTGACCAGTGAGCTGAGAATGGTCTGCAGGTCGGTGCCCAAGGAATAGTAAAGCGTGTATTTCCTCGCCCATGCAGCGCCGCCCGCATCCTTCGCGGTGTCGAAGCCGAGCGTCAGGCCGGTGGCCACGCCGCCACGCGCCTTATTCTCGTCAAGGAGCGTCTTGAGAATCGTGCCCGGATTGGACGAATAAAAAGGCCTTTTGCCCTTGTTGTCGCCGTCCGCGAGCAGATGGCTGGAATCATTGTTCTCGGCCTTGGACAGGAGCCAGCTTATCGACTGGCCGGAATAGGTGACGGTCTTTGTACGGTCGTCCGTCTTGCCGCTGCGCCCAGTGATGACATAGCGGGCGTTATCCGGCTCGCGATAGCCGTTTCCATCCGACACCTCCACGGCCACTTCGAGGCCATCGGTAAGCTCTCGGTCGAACGCCTGGGCGTCGCCGGAAAGCATCGAGTACTCGATCGAAATGGCGCCATCATCATTGTGCAGCATGGACGCGTTGAAGCTCACCGGCTCCGCCAATACGCCGATTCGCTCGCCGAAAGGCCGGTATGCCACGAGTCGCGCATGAAGGGACTTGCTCATTAATCACTCCCAGGATTGCAAAAACCGGCATGTCACCTTGTCCGTGCCGCCGGTCTGTTTGATGGTGATGCGATAGTCGCCGGAATCGATCGCGGGCCACACCTGCAACGGTTCGGTGGTCCAGTCGACGCCGCCAGTCTCATCCGTGCCGCCCGACCATGCGTCGGCATTGGCCGCCGTCCACGCCTTGCGGTTGGCCACATCGACGAAGAGGTAAGGACGCGAGGCGTCACGTTTGCCATTCCACACCAGATTCGTACCACTCACCGGATCTGAAATGGTCACACCAGTGGCGGCACCGAAGCGCAATACCAGCGTGGTGATCGGCGCGTCCGACAGCCAACCGTCCGGCAGGATGTCGAAAAGCATGGACGGCGAAGCATTCGGCAACCCAGTCCAGCGAGTCCAATACCCCTTGCCGCTCGGCTTTGAAACCCCGCCCGGCAGCAGCCTGCCACCCGACGCGGCCAACGTCACCTCCTGCCACTGCACGCCACGCCAAAACACATCCGGCAACTGGAATACGGCGGTCGCTGCCCTGTGGTCATCCCACGGAATCTCGTCACCGTCCGGCTGACAGGACGTGCACACCGCGCTAGCGGTCATGCTCCGCGTCAAGCCGGAGAACGTGTCACGCTCCACACGCGTCAGCGACGAGGCCAAGCGACACAAGCGGTAGAAGCGGTGCATCAGAGTATCCGCATCAGGCCCGTCCGTGATGAATTTGAGCGTGATTTCCGGCGCGTCGAAAGCCACCGGGCCAGCCGGAAGCATCACACCACTCCTGCCATTCACACTGACGGAATTGATGCGCGGGCTGATGCTCGTGAAATGGGTGGTGCCGACGATCAAACTCGAATGCTCACCAGTCAGCTGCTGACCATTGATGAGATAATCCGCGAGAATCATTGCACCACCATTTCCGCTTGTGTGTCACCATTGCGGCATTGCCGCCGTCTGCAATCTTTGCTGCGTGCTAATGCTCGTTGGAGCGATCGCGGGGTAATTAAACGTCTGCGTCACATACGTAGCACCGGCGCCGCCATTGCTGACATTCGCCCGACCAGACTTCGACGCATCCACATCGAAACCGCCATTGATCTGAGCATTCATGCCATTGACCGTGCGCTGCACGTCTTTCCAGCCAGCCTTGAGGCTCTTATCAAAGCCCTGCATGATCGCTTGACCAGCAGGCTTCAACATGACCTTGTCATAGCTGAGCGGACCCTTATGCTGGACAATCCAGTCACCGATACCGCTCACAAAGCTCTTCACTTTTCCGAAAGCCGCCTTCAGACCATCAAGCAGACCATTGATGATGCTCGCGCCAGCGTTCCACAGCCACGTGCCGGCACCGGCGAACACGCCCATGATGGCACTGCCGACGCCGCCCAAAAATCCGAGCACGCCCTGCACGACACCATGCACGATCTGACTGAAACCGTTCCACGCCTGCTGCCAATTGCCGTGAATCAGGCCGGTCACCAGATTGATGACACCCTGAATGACATTGACGATGCCATTGACCACCATCGCGATGCCATTGATGACCCCCTGAATGAATGGCAGCATCGCTTGGATGGTCGGCAGCAATGTCGAGTTAATGAAGCCGACAATCGCGGAAATGATGGTGGACACCAAAGGCGCGAGAGCCTGAATCACCGGCATGAGCGCCTGAATCACAGCCATGACCTCATTGATCATGGTAATGACGATCGGCTGGATGCCTTGGATGGCCGGAGTGATCGCCGTGATCACGGAGGTCACCACGGTCAGAACGCCCTGGATCACCGGCACCAAAACGCCCACCAAGGTGGAGATTATCGGCGTCAGCAGCGGGATTATCTGACCGATCACATTCGTGATCACCGGCATCACGGCTGCCGTCAATTGGCCCAAGGCCGTCATGAGCGCCTGAATCGACGGCTGCAGCATCTGGAATGCCTGCTGCAGGCTGGCTAAAACGTTTTTCAGCATCTCGCCGAATTCGCTGCGCAATTGCGGGCTCGTGGCGATCAATCCTGCCAGAGCGCCAATCACCAGCGTGATAGGACCGCCAAGACCGGACAGCACGCCGCCAAACTTAGACAGCAGGCCGCCAATCACCGGCACTCCACTCAAGCCGCTCAAAGCGCCACCAAGACCAGCCGCGCCAAGCAAACCGGTCACTGCGGCGATGGGACCGGACAACGAGCCAAGGCTATTCGACAGGCCGCTGAAATCAATCTTGCCGATCTTGTCAGCGACAGCACCGAACACCTTTTCCAAGGGTGGACCGATCTTCTCGGCCAGCGACGCCACCTTATCAAACAACGCTGTGATGAGCGGTTCGACGGCCTGCACCATCTTGATGACCGCGCCGCCGACACCACCGAAAGCCGCGATGAGATCATTGCCGACCGAAGTCTTCAACCCGGCGATCTCATGCTGCAGTATCGTCATCTTGCCCTGCGGGGTCTGCGCCAAGGCCTTGTTGATGCCGCCGAAGTTGGCTTCCAGCACCTGCGCGGCCATGGCGGCCTTCTCGGACGCGCTGCCCTCCTGCAGGACTTTCTTCTGCGCGTCGGTCATGGTCACGCCATACTTCGACAATGCCGTGGCGCTGCCGGTCATGACCTTGCCGAGCAGGTTGGCTATCTGCACGCCATCCTGCGCCGTGGCATTGTATCCCTTGTTGTTGGCGATCATGTCGGCCAGCGCGGGCGTCAACGTCTTGACCTGATCGGCAGTCAGCGCGAAGGTGCCGAGCTGCGCCTGAGCGGCCTTGAGAGTGCCGGCGGACACGACGCCGGTCTGTCCAAGCGTCTTGTTCAACCCGAGCAGTGACTTCTGCTCTTCGTCCGCCCAATTGTTGTTCTTGGCGACCTGCTGGAATTTCGCGGTCACCTCTTCGGCCTTGAGCGCCGCATCGACGGACTGGCGCCCGAAGTTGACGAGGTATGCGGCAGCTGCGGTGGCCGCGCCGGACACGACGGTGGCCATGCCCCTCGCGGCGTTGCCGATACCGGACACGGCCTTGGACGCGAAGCCGGACGCCTTGCTCAAACCGGAATGCAACGCGCTGCCGGCTTTCGTCGCCGCGTTCCTCGCCCCCTCCGGCAGCGCATTCCACACGGCCGAGAATTTGCTTTTGATGTTGGACGTGACCTCGCCAGCCGTCGAACTGATCTTCCGCATCGCGGAATTCACTCCGGGAATCGTGCCTGCGACCTGCCGCCCCACCGAAACGAATCCCGACGCCATGCGGACGAAAACGTTCCGGGACTTGTCCGCTTCGGCCGCCAACTGCGTCTCAAGGTCCTTAAGCCGTCCCTTGGCGGTCTTGAGGTTATCGGTCGCCGCCTTGAGATTGTCAGCCGCCGCCTTCTGTCTGATCTGCGCCTGCTCCAATTTGATGGCTGCGGCCTGCGCCTGGGTCGAATCGGCCCCGTATTTTTGCGTGGCGGCGTTCAGCTTCTCCTGAGCTGCCTGCACCTGCACTCCGGCGGACTTGAATTTCAGCAGCGCGTCAGTATTCTTCTGCGATGCTTGGGCCACATCCTTCTTAAAGGACTTCAAAGCCTCGGAATTCAACTCGGCGGCACCACTGTTGAACCCGTTTTTGAAGGCGTTGCCGGCCTGCTTGCCCTGCTGCGCCCCATTAAACCCTTTGGAAAAGGCGTTTTTCAGGTCGGAGACGGCTTTGCCGGTTTCTTTCGCAACGTTCTGGCGGAAGCCCTTCATCTGCGGGAAAATGCTCACATGCGCGGAACCCAGCTCGCTACCGCCAGCCATGACAGCCTCCTCTATTCACTTGTCTTTTTGAATCCGAAGATGCTGCTCATCGACTCCAAAGCCGTCCGACGCTCCTCATCGGTCACTTCGACGTGCTTTCCACCAGATTTTTCAGGCGCGAGGTCACCAAGAATCGACGTGCCACCAGCCTGAATCGCGGTGATGATGGCCGTCGCATCCATCGGCAGCACCATATGCACGGCAGACATGCCGCAATACGTCGACGGATCAGCCGAAAGGCTCTCCCACAAGGCGATCGCGTCCGCGAAACGGAGTCTGCCGCCCAAGTCGGCCTGCAGACTCCATCCACGCGCCGCGAAATCAGCCCTTATTCGATTGCCGTCTTCCCCTCGGAGGAGCTGGCAGAAGCCGACGATTTTCCCAAATCAGCGCCCTGCACCTTGGCAATGATTTCGCCATAAGCGTTGAGGATGTTCATCGGCACCATGACCGGCTCCTTCGCCAGCTCCTTGGCCTCCTCCTCACCAGCGAAAGCAGTCAGCATGTCCTTCAACGTCTGGATCTGCTCGACATCCGACTTAATGTCGGACAGCTTCACGAAATCATCAATCGACAGCGCCAAGGGCAGCTTGTAAATGTGGCCATGCGGTGCCAAAAACCATACGGAGCCGTCCTTGATGAGATGCTTCACGTCCATCTGCGTGGCGACAGCCTCAAGCGCCTTGTCCTCATCCTCTGCAGTCCATGCGTCGAAGTCGGCGGCGGAGGGCATCACATTCTTGGTCATTTCTTCCTTCTTTCAAACGACTGTAAAAATTCCTTTACTCCACTGAATGAAGAGGAAGAATCCCAGCACATGCGAAGAAAGGAAGAAAGAAACACATGCTAGGAAGAATCAATGTCAGTCGGCGACCGGCTGAGACTCGGAATCATCAGCCTGATGATCGCCGGTATGAGGACCGGATGAAACAGTCGGAGTCACGAAGGACTCCAAATACTTGCTGTTGCCGGAATCACAGACGGGATCCTGGATCCATTCGATGGTCCAGGCGTCGCCGGTGTTCTTGCCTGCGGTCTCCTCCCCAGGCTCATTGCCGGTCAGATTCACGACACCCAGACGGCGGCGGTGCGTGCCGTTTTTGAAAACGGTCTCCTTGTAGCAGAACCACTTGCCGTCCTGAATGATATCGGTCACGTGGTAGACGCCATTGGTGTCCGGCGTTCCGATGGTCATCTGGCGCGTGATGCTGTTATCCTCGGCCACGGTGAACTGTTCGGTCAGCGAAGCCTTGCCATTAATGCTGTAGCCGGGCTGATGGAACTTGATCGCATCATCGGCATCACGATTGCCCTGCGGTGCGCCATCCTCGGTGATAAGGCCGACGAAACCGCCTTTGCTGAAAATAGTGCCCAAGCTGGTCTTCACGTCGGCCACGGTCGGCGCGATGAGAGCAGCGTTCAGCGTCTTAGACGCGTCGTAGGGCGCAAAACGGTAGGCGCTTGTAACCACGACCTTCGCGGCGCTAAGGTCATTGCCAGCTGAATCAGCAGCCATATCTTGTCCTTTCAAACAAAAAAAGCGCTGAAACACAACGTTTCAACGCCTTGAAAATTCAGAAAAACTTAAATTATTGGAATGCACCAATAGTGGAGAATTCGAGAGTCAGATAGCATCTGGCGATATTCGCGTCCTCGGCCACGAAATACGGGCCATTGCACCCGTCCTCTTCGATTGCAGCGATCGGAGAACCGTCAATAGAGCAAATATCGGGGTCGGTGAGCAAACCGTAGATTCTGGACGCCAAGTCACGGCATGGTTTCGGAGCGGCACGAGCCCCGTAGCGCACGGTCACGCCGACGCTCCGGTCGAAGAGCACGCGATTCGACTGCGATCCGCCATCGTCACGCACCACGACGAGCGGCCGTGAGCCGTCGTAATCGTCCGGCTCGCGATTCGAAACGATGATCGTCGGGAAAGACGGCTTAAGCCTGGCACGTAGAAAAGAGCAGATCCACAATTCAATGTCTGGCGGCAAGACCATGGTCATGTTTTGCCTGCCTTCAACGCCTTGCGGAGATTGCCCGTCTTCGATTCCACGAGCAGGGTCTTCTTGTCGGTGCCGACCACCATGCATGTGGTTCGATGCGCGTGCTTGACCTCCTTGATCTGGAGGCCATCGCGATACGCGCCGGTGTCCGCCGGAGCATGTGCTTTCGCATATTCGAGCGTCTTCTCGGCGGCACGACGTGTCATGGCCTTGACGCCAGCCGAATTTAAAATCTCGTCAAAATATTTGTCGTTGAATTTGACCGTCACTCCCAAAAGCCGTCACCCCCTGTATTCGGATAGTGGAATCTCGATCGTCGGCTGCCACGACGTGAAAGCATTCGCGTCACGACTCGGATAGCCGCTGACCTCCCAACATCGCCCGTCATCCGGCAACGCCTGAATCCTGTCACCCGGCATGATGTCCAAGGACGGGTCAGGAGACGTGAGGTAAGCCATGCTCGTGGTCTGCTCGCGCAGGCCGTCTGGTGTGCGCGTGCTGCTGGAACTGGCGAGAGCGCCGGTGAAATCCAAAGTCTCCGGATTAGACCAGTCCTCGCCGGCCTGTTCGCCGGAATACGGGTCATCGACCTTCCTCGCGCGCAGTCGCCGCCATTTGGTGGCACCCGGCATGCTGAAGGACGAGCCACGGCCGAGATAATCCAACGCGGAAGTCACGGCTTCACCCCCCACGACAAGCGGTAAGGCTGCAGCGTGCGCTTCTCAGAATCGAAAAGCGCCACGTTAGGCACGCCACCATCGGAACCTGACCGGTAGGTAACGCTTGAGCCATTCGTGGATTGGGAGGATACAGTGCCGGGCACCTGCATCACACGAGACGCGATGTCCAGCAGGATCATCTGCACTTCCGGCACATCCTCCAAATCCCAGCCATCAGTGATGGTCGCTTCCACACTCCCCGGCAGATCAGGGAAGGTGGCGCCATTGACCAGCACAAGGCTCCCAGCCTCGCTGAAACGCGCGTCCTGCACGTGCTCCACGCCATCAAGCTTCAGGCTCGAAAGCGCGGTCACATGCTTGGATGGCAAGAGAAGCGAGTCACCGCCATGACCATCCAAGCGAATCGTGCGGGTGACGGAAGGCGCGACATGCCAGCCGCAATGCTTGCGAATCGCAGCCTGAGCGGCCCCCATCTTGAAACCGGCATCGACTTGGAAAGAGTCGGCGCTTGGAATCAGATCACCAATCACGGCAGTCATGCCGCACCCCCAATCACTTACTTGGCTGCCATCAGGCCAGCGGCCACCAGAGAATCGATAAGCGCATCGAATTCCTGCTTGGTCGGCGCGGTAGAAGCTGCCTTTGGCACATTCTTCGCCACCGGAAGAGAGACGGCACCGCCGATAGTGACCGGCTTGCCCTTGGCGTCAAGCGCCACAAGCTCCGCCACGTCCTGCGTCTTGTCGACGTTCGCCTCTTTCGGAGTGGCGAAGCGCACATACTTCTGCGTCATGATCAGGCCGCCTTACCGAGAGTAACCTTCACGAAGGCCTTCGGATACTTGACCTGCAGGCCCAGACGCTCGGAGACGCGGCACTTCTGCTTGAAGTGCAGGAAATCGTCAGTGTCGGAGTCGGTCATCTTCACGACCAGACCACCCTTACGCAGCACCTTGGCGCTTTTGAAGGCACCGACCAGCGCGGTGCCTTCGGTGATGGCGGCGGTGGCCACGGTCGGGATGTTCCACAGCTTGGCCCCATCGGTCAGGTTGAGGTAGTTGCCGTTCGCATCCTTGGCGATGGTCAGCTTCCAAAAGTCAAGCGGATTCATCACGTAGGCGTCGGCTTGGAAGTTGGTGGTGGTGGTGATCTGCAGGGCGGCCTTGGACAGGCGGTCGGCGTCGGACAGTTCATCCTTATTCATCGTCTGAATTTCACGGTTGAACAGGCCGGTCAGATTGTTTTCACTGCCATTGCCGGACAGCAGCTGCGTCTCCTCCTGCAGCTTCAGGTCATACTGCGCTGCGTCGTTGATTTCGCCGATGACCCAGGACAGATCATCCATCATGTCCTCGCTGATGCCGAAGAAGCTGGCCACCTTGCCGATCTTGTCCTGCTTCCAAGTCGGGTCCTTCCAATGGACCTGCGGGGCGGCGCCGGTCTCCACGACCATCTTGGCGTTGCCTTCCAGCTCATCGAAAACCGGGTACTGCAGGACGGTGCCGGTGATAGCGCCGGTAGAGAACAGGTCGGCCACGACCAGCGGACGCTGATACGGGCGAGCAGGCTCGGTATCGGTCTGGGTCAGATACGGCGTGTAACCGGCAGACGGCGCACCCTCGACATTGGTGTCGGTGTTCGCCTTGCACTCGACCTCGTAACCATGAGCGATGGCGGACTTCACGTCAAGGCCCGCCGTCTGCATGGACTGGACGTAATATTCGCCGACGCTCTTGGCATGGATGGCATCGGAGCCACCGACATGCCGCACACCAGACTTGGCGTTGAGCTGGCCGATCTGCGTGAGCAGATCATCGGCCTGCTTCATACCGTCCATCTGACGGTCGATGCCCTCGACCTCAGCCAGCGCGGTCTTCACGAATGCGATGGTGTCGCCATCCGCCTTGCCAGCGGCCAGCAGACCCTGCTTCTCCTCGAGCTGCTTGACAAGCGCGGCTCGCTTTTCCTTGAGAGATGCCATTACGGTCACTCTCCTTTCCGCCCAACTTGGGCAATCTTTATTGCGAGTTGCAACGCTTCCGCTTCGGAAAAACCGTCCGGCTCCTCGGACTTGGCCCCTTCAGGCTCCTCGTTCTTGGCTGCACCGGCATCCGATGCCTTCGCATCGTCACTCTGGTCATTGTCATTGTTGTTGTCGGACTGAGTGGTGTTCTCAGCCACGAAATCCTTGAGTTTCTTCGCCTGACCTGTCAGGTCATCGGCGATCTGCGAGAGAATGTCTAGATTCTTCTGCGAGAGGGGGCGTCCGGTCTTCAACCGGCTCAGCGCGTCCTTCACGTCCACGATGCCGGTATCCTGATTCGCCCCGATCGGCACGAAGGACGCCTCATACACCTTCAATTCGCGCAGTTCGTTCGCTTTGGTGCCATCATCAAGCTCAACCTCGCCCTCGTCCACCACGTCGAACGCGAAGGACAGTTGACTCAGACGCTTTTCCTTGATCAAGTGGTAGACCTGCGCAGCCTTCGGAGAGTCCATGTCGAAATGGCCTTTAATCCACCAGCCGTGATCGTCCTCGCCCATCGAATCGACGCCGCCGATGTTGTAATCGGGGTCATCCATACGATGCCCATACAACACCGGCAGCGTGTTGCCGCTGTCCTGCCATGCCTTGATCGTTTTGCTGAACGCGCCGTTCGCCACCACTTCACCATAACAGTCGGGTTCGCGGGTGAAAGTGGAAGGGTAGGCGATGAATTCGCCGTCCTTGAGCGCCGAGTCCTCGCCGTCGGCCTTGAATCGGCAATCGAAATCCTTAAAGTGCATCATGCACCTCCTTGAAATACGTTCGCATGTCCTCTGTCTCCTGCAATGCCCTCACACCGGCATCGAACTGCCCCAAACCGGCCTTGATGGTCAGGTCGGCCTGCAGTTCGTTCTGCCATTTGAGCCATTTGATGTCATCGACGCCCATACCGGCGCCGAAACGTGATCTGACGCTCTTCTCCAAGCGGTCGCGCCAAGCATTGACGATTGCCGCTGTTTTCTCGCCGTCGTCCGATTCAATGGCCGAACCGTCGGCTGGACGCGACGGGTCACCGCCATCCTGCGGGCTTGACTGGCCGCCCTTGGTGACATTGAGCGGCACAACCAGTTCGTCACCGCCATCGACGCGCGGCAGATTCTGACTGGCGCGCGCCTCGTTAGGCGTAATCCACGGAGCTCCCACCGAAGTGCTCATCACACTGGCCTGCTCCTCGAAATCGCCGGAAAGCTTGCTGCGGATGTCGAATTCGATGTAATTCACGTCCGGCGCACCGACCTTCGGAGCGAGGAAAGTGTTTATCCTGTCCTCGATCATGCGCATGGTCGGACCAAGCGTCTCGGAATACAGCATCTTGCGGAATTCCTTGGTATTCGAGAAATTCGCGTTATCAAGGATGCCGACCATGACCGGCGAGACGTGGTAGACGCTTGCGACGGTGGACAGCGAAAGCTTCGTGACCTCGCTGAATTCCTCCTCGCGAGCGTTGAAGCCCAAACGCTTCAACTCCATGCCATCCTCAAGCAATGGCGTGGCACCGGCCTGCGCTCCCCTGTCGGTGAATTCCTTCCACCCGCGCAGGAAACGCTCACGGTCGGCGTCATCCCATTCCGGCGCATCCTTCGGACGCACCAGCACGCTGCCGATACGGCCGCCGCGCTTCCACACCTGAGTGCGATACGACCATGCCTGAATCTGCTCGTTGATAATGTCCTTCAAGGCCCTCACGGGAGTAACGCCCTGCGTCGGGTCATCCGGATTCCACCCGTGGAACACAAGCATGTCATCGGCCGGCACATCATAGTATGACGTGCCCAAATCAGGATAAACGCGATAATAGGCCGGCTGGAACACACTGCCATCACGCTTCGCCTGCACCCAGCATGGCGGAATCGGCTGAATCTGCCAGCTACCGAACTTGTCGGCATCCCGATCAGGCGTCTGCATGACAACCCAGTAAGCGTTATCGTAAAGCGCCAAGTCAGCCACAAGCTGACGCATCAACTCATAGCCCGTCATCGTGCCGTTCGGCTGCTTCAGCAGATTTATCAGCACATCATCGGTCACACGCTGCCTGTCTGTGTCGCTGACACGCTCGAACTCCTTCAAGCCGACCTGAGCGACATTCCGCGCCAGAAAAGTAATCACGGTACGCAAATGCGGCTGCGTCTTGAAAAGCTCGGCCTCCGTCTGACCCTGAATCACGGCCATCTGGTCAGACAAATCAAAGGAAATGCTGTAGCGCGGCTGGAAAACGTTCCTCAAGGCGCTCCAAAGGCCCATAAGGCACCTCCAATCGCTTCAAAAAATCAAAGAATCATCAATTCATGCCCCGAATAGGCGGAAGCCTTAGCCGGTTCGACATCCACAGCCTGCATGGTCTCCAACGCATACAATGCCTGCGATTCGGCCACCAAGCCGGAAATCTGCAATGCTGATTTGGTACGGTCCCACACCTCGACCTCGCCAAGACGCCGTGACACGGCCACACTCACCTGCTGTTCGATGGCGGGCTGCGGAAGATGCCGCAGCTTTCCCTCGCGCACACGGTCGTGGAAACGACCGCAGCACGCACCCAGACGGAAGCCTTCGATGAGATGCACCGTCCAGCCTTTTTCAGTGAGCGGGTCGATGAAGTCCACTGCCGGACAACCCTTGCCCTGCACGGCGATCTCCGTGACATGCGGCCAATGCTCCTGCAGCAAGTCAAGATAATGCGGCACCCACAGCATGCCGTCACGGCGGGCTATCAGCTCCACGTGCGGCAAACCGTCCGCACGCATTCCGGCAGCGGCCACATACGTGGTCTTACGGTCCGCGCTCGTGTCCACGGACAGGACAACACGATTGCCGTCCGGTATCGTGGAACGCGAGTCAATGCCGCTGGCCCACATTTTCGGACTGATGAAAGGAATGATGTCAGCCGTGACCCACTGGCACAGGACCTCGGTGCGGAACGCCGCCTCGGTCATGCCATCAATATCCGAACGGACGCTCATGACGGTCATCGGCCCATAGCCGAGCGACGGATTCGCCTGACGGATAGCGGCGGCATCATCCACCGGACACTTGTCAGGCGCAGACCACTCGAAATAGCCAAACGATCCATCCTGCTCGCCGGACATGAACACGTCGGACGGATTGCCGCCGTCGGCGCTCAGGCGCGTCCACTCGTCAACGAGCTTACGGCCCTTGTCCACCTGCTTGCGCAACGCCACAGACCGATAGTCACCGGCGTTGGAAATGCCCCATAATTGGCTCGACCAGACGGCCTTCGTGGTCTGGCTGACGGCATTCCAGCCATCATCATTATGCTGCTCACGCAGCTCATCGAACACCACGCGCGCGGCCGACTTGGCTCGAATGTTCTTATCGGCGCGGACGATATAGCGCGCCTTCGAGCGGGTGATGATCGCCTCCTCGCCGTTGGTGTTGACGAATTTCTGCGTCATCGCGGCGAGATCCGGAATCACCAGATCCGCTTCCTCATCAGTCGAGGGCTGAGGATTGCACCACTCCTTGACCTGATTGTACGGGCCCTTCGCGTTGTCCAACGTCTGCGCCGCACCGACCACGAGGAACTTCACCGGCGGCACCCTATCCGGATGCTTGTTGGAGTCCACGAACAGCCACCACGCGGCCAAAACGCCCATAAGCGTGGTCTTGCCATTCTGGCGGGCCACAAGCACAATCACCTTGCGAAAACGGTAACTGCCATCCTCAAGCAACTCCAAGGCATGCACCAATAACCACTGCTGCCACGGGTAAAGGTGGACATGCAGCATGATCTCCGCGAACGCGATCACCGCGAAACCATTCGAGGTCTCCTTGGTCAACGGCCGGAGCGGCGGCGTGAAGATACGCGGCAAGGTCACGCCATGCCTCTCATCGTCGATGGCACCGAAAACCGTGAGATTCTCCGCCGCCATCAGACACCGCCTCCTAGCCGAAACGCTTCATGAAATCCGCCATCTGCACGACCTTGTCGCTCTTCGGCGTCTCCTGCTTCGCCTCGGCCTTCGGCTTCGCAGGCCGACCAACCTTGGCGGGCTCCACCAACGTCAAACCAAGCGACTGGCAGTATTTCAAAAACGTCGGAACCGACACATTGTCCAATTTCCCGTTCTCGTCAATGAAACCAGTCTCGCAAATCGAATCAATCCGGTTGGCGAGAATACGCGCAGCGGCCACGACAGCCGCATTCTCGGCACGCAACGACTTCGCATTACGCAAAGACCTCTCCAACGCGTCCGCCACGGACTCATGCGGAAACCGACGCTCGGAAACACCCTTCTTAACTGCCATAAAGCCTCCTTCGCGCGCGACCCATCAACAAAAAACATTATCGGGGAGAGGAAGAGCAACCACGCGGGACGTGGGTCGGCTCGGGGTGGTTTTCAGGATTTCACCGCCCCTACCTCGTCGGGGTTGGTTTCGAATGCTGTTTCGAATGCTTTGATTGCGTTTGTGAATCGTGTATCGAATCCCGACATACCGAGACTAGGCGGCACCCACCATCCACATGTCCCGTGCGGCGGCCGGCGCGTCCTAAGCGTATCCCGGGGCTGAGTTCCTCGGCCATGTCGATGAGCATGTTCGCGAACCGGTCGCGAATCCATTGCTCGTCTATATCGACGTTAATGGGATGTGTCATGCGATGCTCCTTGCCAAACTGTGTTGGTGGCTTGGGTGTGATGAGTGTGGTGTATGCGTCTCCGACTTTGTAGTTGGTGACTTCGCCGTGGGTGACGTTGATTGGGATGTTGACGGTGAATGAGCTGATTGGGAATGTCTTGTCGCTGATTGTGGCGCTGAGCTCTAGTGTGGCTGGCTGCTGTGGCATCGTTGCCTCCTTGCTCATGCTGTCTTTATCCATTGTCGGCTTAGTGTGCCGATTGGTGTTGGTGGGTCTTGGTTGCTTCGGAGTCGGTTGCAGCTGGTGTGGCTTGGCTTGAAGCCTGCTGGGTCGAATTGCAGTTCGGGGTGCTTCGAGACGGGATAGAGGTGATCGAGGTTGAATGAATCATCGGTGGTGTTCTTCGTGGCTGCATAGTCTATCGGCATGCCACACAACCAGCAGACTGCATGCTGTGCCTTGCATTGGCTGAAGAATGCGGCCTTGTCTTTTTCGAATTGGCGTGTGGTCTTGCGGATTCTTGGCATGTGGTCACCGCCTTGGTATCTGTGCTGACCGTTGAGCTATCGAAGCTGGATATGAATAATGGTCCAACCATTTTCTGGCTGAACCATTCTACGAACATACGACAGTATAGCATTTCAACGGTGACAGTCAAGTAGTGCGGCCAACTCGCCGAGGTTGAACGTGTACTGCCGCTTGTGTTCCGTCGGCGTGGCGTGCGACAGTTTGCCGCGTTTGAGCCATTGGCTGATGAGGTTGCGTGATATGGTCAGGCCGTATCGTTTCAGCTCTTTTGCCGCGTCGCTGGGTGTGCCGGTGATTTGCACTTGCCATAGTCTTTCGTCTCGGGCTGCTTTGATTGCTGGCGCGGCCCATTCGCTGTGGCAGTTTTGGCATGTGGCCGATTCGGCTTCTGGCGTGCCGGTGAGCATGCTGTGGCAGTTTGGGCAGGTGCCGAGGATTATGAGCTCTTCTTCCGGCGTCAACGCTTGTTCGTTGCGTCTGGTGATGTGTTGCAGGGTGGCGTAGTCGCCGGCTGCGGTGCTCATCGTCAATATGGTGTGTTTGTTGGTGATGATGCGCTGCCATGCCTTGTTCCATGGCAGGTTGCCGTATTGCATCCTGATTTTGCCTGCTTGTTCGGCGAGCCATGCTTCGGATTCGGTGATGAGGTCTTGTGCGCGGGTGTCGATGGGTAGTGGCGCGTTGCCTTTGTTTGGCGTGTGGCTTGTGGGGCCGATGTGTGCCTGGCGGAGCATGATGCTTCGCAGGGCTGGTAGTTGGACGTGTCCGAGCTGATAAATCATGGTCCAGTAGTCTTCACGGCAGTTTGCGCAGAGCATGTTCGCGGACGCCGGTTTCATTGGCTTGTGGCAGTGCTGGCAGTCGGTCAAAGTGTGGTCTCCTTGTCGTGCTGGTGGATGATGGCCGCGATTGCGGCTTTGGGCACTTGTGGCATGAGTGGCGCGATTTCGTCGAGCGTGTATCCGGCCTGATGCCATTTGATGATCATGTTCTCGAGTATTTTCTTCATTTGCTTTCCCCTGGTTCGATGGTTTTAATGATCCGCTGCGAAGTCTCATAGGCTGCACGCACCTCGTACGGCCTGTGGCGGGAGTCGGCGCGCTCCTGCGCCACATCCGATGCCTCTTGGAGCGTCTTGTACACTCGGCATGTATACCGTCTCATATCACCCTTCGGGCGGACGATGTAGCCGGCCAAGATGCTTGTGTCCAACGTGCCCACGCCGTTCATTGCCACATTCCTTCCTCGTTGATGTCATGGTTAGTGCAGTCGAAGATTCCGGCGAGTTTTCTCGCGTCCCGTCTCGCCTGCCGCAACGCCTTCCTGCGGCTGCCGTTGTAGTCCGCGAACAGGTATTCACGCCTGGCCGCATACCACCATGTTTCGTCGTAACTGCTCCAAGCCCATAACACAACCGCGCATCCGACCAGCGTGGAGTCGGGCGCTCTGTAGGATTCGCGGATGCTCACGCAGTATTCCTCATGCTCGGTCATCGTCCTGCCTCACCCCCCTGCTGTTTTCGAAGTAAATGCTTGTATGGGTTTTCGCTTGTATATTGCGGGAAGTCGCATTCCTGGTCTTTCCACCCTGCGGCGTAGCCTTCTCGCCATGCTTTGGCTAGTTCTTCGTGCGTGGGATGGGTGGTGGTTCTGCTGTTCATTTCGCGTTTTCCTCCTTGTTGAGTTGTTTCGCCATCTGGCAGGCTTGTTGGTCTGGCGTGGCGGTTTCCTTGTCGCGTCCGAGCGCCTGCAGCACGTGTTCGCACTGCCATGTGTGTATGTGGCGTTTCGAGTGTGGTATGCCGCTCATGTTGGCGCGGCGTTGGCACCAGCCTTTCCACAGGCGCGTCCAGTCGTTGACGATGCGGGTTTCCCCTTGGTGTCGGTCGGTGAATGCGAGCCATGCGTCGGTGAGGTCGAGATTCGCGTATTCAGAAGCGATGGTCCTGTCGGTCGCGGCGTATTCGATGGAATCGTGGTAGCAATCGGCTGTGATTTCTTTGGAAGAAGAAAATTTATTTTCTTCTTCTTTCTTTCTACTCTTACTACTACTCCTACTCCTACTACAGTCATGCAACTGTCGTGAATCCTCATGCGACTCTCATGAATGTTCATGCAACTGTCGTGAATCCTCATGAATGATCTTGCATCCACGCTTGTCCCAGCCGTCCGGCGGCAGGTAGTGGCAGGTGCCCGGACGTGTGATGTTCTGCCATTTTACGAAGCCCGGAACGAAAAGAAGGCGCTTGCCGTCGCGCTCGTAGCGGATGATGCCGCCGCACTGCTCCAATTCCGCGAACGCGTCCTCGATGTCATCAAGCACTGAATCGTCGTAAGGCATGCATTGGCCTCGGAAGAGACGCGGATTGTCGAGATTCACGCCGTTGTCCTCCACGTAGCTCCATAGGTTGATGAACACGAGCCGTGTCTTCCATGTCATCGAGCCGACGCTTTCGGACTGGTAGAATTCCGGCCTGATTGTCCTGATTCTCATGTTCGCGTCCTAGTTGAGGAATACCGGGAAGAACGGTTCTGGTTCGTCGAGCTTGTACCCGCAGTAGGGGCATGTCACGTAGTAGTCGCCGACGGTCTCGCCGCAGTGGGCGCATTCCACGTATCCGATGCTCATGATTCCTCCTTGACCGGTTTGCAGTTGTGTGGCGCTTGTGAGATTCTGTTGGTCTGGCATGCGTATGATCGGCTGCCGTCGCGGAGGATGATGGTGTCCGCCGTTGCTCCAGCCCAGCCGAGATAGGCAACGAGGGCGAAGAACAGTACGGAGAACAGTACGGAGGCGGCGATGGCGAGTGTTTCGGCCTTGCCATTGCGACTCATTCGTTTGCCGCCTTCCGTGCCAGTTCGAGTAGTTCCGTGGCTTGTCGGATATAGTCTTCCTGCCATCCGGGGGTGCGACCTGCGTAATCCCATGCTTCTTCCTCATTCCATGCCGCATAGCAGTCATCGCCATCCCATTCGCAGCTGTTCCATAGGAGCCGTTTCGCCACGGCTTCGACCTCGGCATCGGCCGGTGGCGCATTGCGGCCGCGCAGGTACGCTTCCTGTAGATCGTCCGTGTCACAGCAGAATTGTTCCTTGAGGTGCGTTCCTGCCCAGTGGCGGGTCGGATACGCTTTCTCCGCTTCATAATCCGCGATGCTCATTTCTGCATCTCCTTTTTGTTGCCCTTGTAGTTGTTGCTTTTGCTTCTGTTTATCCCGCCCCATACGCCTTGCAACGGGTAGCCGTTTATCCGTGCATGTTCCGCCGCGTACCGTGCGCATTCGCGTATCGACGGGCACGTGGAGCAGGCCTTGAGCGCCAATCGTTCCTCCTGCCGCGTGGCGGGGAAGAACCAGTCAGGGTCCATGTCACGGCAAGCGGCCTTGTCACGCCAGTTGCCCATCTCCGGCCTCCCTCACATCGGGGCTTATCGTGTCATCCCTGTATGGGGTAGCCACGCCCGCGCAGCCGGGACAATAGCGGAAATCCGGTTTGATCCTGTTGCCTTCGATGGTGAACCATTCACGGCTCATGGACTGGCCGCATCGGGAACATTCGAAGCTGCTGTCCGGGTCGATGAGGCTCGGCCCGTTCACGTCATCCGGGTTCTCGTTGGTCATGTCCGGGCGGAAGACGACTCGCTGATGGATCACAAGCGTGGACATGTCGGTCAACGGCGCGGTCTGCTCATGGTTCTTGAGTTTCTTCCGGTACTCGTAGACCTGTTGGCGTGACACTCCGGCGCGCTCCGCGATCTGCTTCGGCGTCAACTCATCCTCAGAGATAAGCCTCAGCAGCGTGCCCAACGCCTCGGCGGAGAGCTTACGATATCGGCGGGTCCCGCTCATCGTCTACCTCTCTCCCCCAGTTGTGACAGCATGGCGGTGGTATCAGTCCTGCTCATTTCGCGTCCTCGCTTTGCTTTTCGAGAATGTAGACGAGTGCGGCACATGGGACTTCCAGTGGCGGGATGGTGTCCAGTCGTACAATCTTCCGACCATCATTCAGAGCTTTTTCAAGCAACTCCATATTGGACAAGCAACGATTAATGCCACTGCCAGTCCAAAACACCGGGAAAACCTTGTATTGACAGCTCATTTCGTGTCCTCGATTCTGATGGTGATGTGGTAGACGCCCTTCTGCGTGCTGGGTTCGCCGAGCCGGTAGTCGGGGCCTGTCACGTATATGGCGTTGTCGTCGGGCCAGTAGCCTGACTGGGTGATGCCGTCGAGTATCGCCTTGACCATGGGTGCAGCGTTCTCGGGGTCGAATCTGCCGTGGGTGAGCGGGTGGATGATGGCTGTCACGTGCACCGGCCAATGCGTCGGGCGCGTGAGTCTGCCGGCGTTGATGAGACTGCGGAAGGTGATGTGGGCGGCGGCCTTGACCTGCTTCTTGCGCTGGTATGGCACCGCCCAGCTTCGGCTTCGCCGGTTCTGCGTCCACCACAGTTGCCTGCTGATCGCGATGTCAATCTCGCTCGTCATGGTCGGCCTCCTGTTCTTCGGCTTCGAGCTCGCATTCGGGGCATGGGATGGGGCGCGCCGGATACAACGCGCACCCATGCCTGGGACATACCGGTTCCACGTCAGGTGGTTCGATCCATTCGCGCATCAGAATTCACCGTCCGCGTCCGACCACGGGTCCGTCGCTGTCGCGCCACCACCGGCGGCACGGTCGGCGGTCCATGGGTCCGTCGCGGGGGCGTCTTCCCGTTGTCCCGTGGGTTGGGGTCGCGTGGACCGTTGGCTGTCGGCGCGCGTGACCTGCGCGGTCGCGTACCGTAGGGACGGGCCGATCTCGTCAACCTGCATCTCGATCACGATGCGGTTGGAGCCATCCTGAGCTTGATAGGAGTGTTGCCGCAACCGTCCCTGCGCGATCACGCGCATGCCCTTCGATAGGCTCTGCGCGCAATGCGCGGCGAGGTCACGCCAAGCGGCGCAGCGGAGGAACAACGCTGGACCGTCCTCCCACTGGCCGGACTGGCTGTTGTATTGGCGTGGCGTGCTGGCGATGATGAAATTGCAGACCGTGCCACCATTCTGAGTCGTGCGGGTTTCCGGGTCGGCGGTCAGATTGCCGACGATCGTGATAACGGTCTCTCCGGCCATCACTCACCATCCTTCACGTCGAAGATGTGTATGAATTCGCCTTTTGCCCTGCCGTAAGCGTCCCCACGCCCATCGTCGTAAGAGAAGTCCAGGCATAATTCCTTAGCTCTTTCAGCTTCGGCGCACTTACTGTCCAGCCATTGCAGGTACTTGCGAATCTTCTCGTCCATCACTCACCGTCCTTTGCTTCCGTCTCAGGCTCGGCGCCGGTGTCCGACATGTCCGGCTCCATGACTTCGGCGTTCACGTCATCGGCTTCGTCGACGATATCGTCCTCGAGCACAGGCTGGAACACGTCGCCGTAGTCAGGAGTGGTGTCGTCATTGGAGGCGGCGGTCTGCGCCTGCACGGTCAAAGGCAGGTACGGGGCGGCGCGACGGATGGCGGTCTTCTTCGCCATGGCCTCGTAATCGGTCTTCCACGGGCCGAAATTACCGCTCTTGCTGCGTGCCCTCGCCTGCTCGATCTCCTGACGGTTAAGGACGAGGAAGTAGTGTCCGCCGTCCTTGAAATGCGCGACCATGTACACGTGGGTCAGCTCGCCGGGGTTGGCGCATGGCACGTGGTGCAGCTCCTCGTCCAGACCATACGAGTATGAGAATTCGTCTCCCTGGTGTACGGCTCGGGCGCTGATGTCCACGAGCTGGCCGCTACGTCGCGCCAAGTCGATCATGCCACGGTAGCCCATGATGAACGTGGCTTCCATTCCGCCGGATTTCTTGTTGTAGAAGGGAAGCACGTAGGCTCGTCCCAATCCGTCCACGTTGGACGGTTCCAGTCCGAGCGCGCTGCAGGTCATGAAGCATGAGAGCACGCTTTGCGGCGAGCATTCCGCGAGTTTCGGCGTTTTGTTGATCGCGGACACGCACATCTGGTAGAGGCGGTCGGGGCTGATGTTGTTGCCGACGACGCTGGCGATGCGCGGCCAGCTTTTCCGCATCAGCATCTGGAGGTTCTTCTTCGGCGTCATTTCGACCATCTGCCGGCCTTGCGCCTGCTGTGCGATCTGTCCCATGATTATTGCTCCTTTTCTTCGGTAGATTTGAATGCGAATTTGCGGTATGTGGTGGCTTTGACGACGTATTCCTTGCGGGTCGTCGGCTTGTAGGTGGCTTGGAGGTTGCCGCAGCGCACGCCCGTATGCGAGCCGATGCGCAGGATGATCTGCTCCTGCAATTCCTTCTGAGCGGCCTTCATGTCATGGAGTATTCCGGTGGCGCTCTCGTATCTTGCGAGCAGGTCGTAGAGGTCATCGTCGGCGCTTTCGTCCACGATGTCCGGCGTGGGTTCTGGGAACGCCTTCTGCACGTCCCCGCCTGTGGTGAGCTGCGGTGGCGTGTCGGTGGTGACGAAATGCCAGAAGTCGGATGCGGCCTTGTCGATCGCGGCCATATCCTCCACGTCGGCCTCGAACGGGATCTCTACCGGCTCGTCGTCTCCGATGGCCGCGTACACGTAGCCCCATGTCCATCCCGTGACTAGCGCGTAGAACTCGACTTGAGCCAAGTAGTATGGCGGGATTCGGAGGTTGCCGTCCTCGTCATGCCAGTCCCCCGCTCGACGATTACCAGCCGTCTTGATTTCGAGGATCCCGAAACTTCCGTCCTCCCTTTGCAGGATGCCGTCAAGGGATGCGCGCAGGTATGGCTTCTCACGGGCGATGAACTGCTTGTCGGTGCCGTCCGTGACGAGCATTTCCGGATGATTGGCGCGGAAACGCTTCCTGAGCTCGTTCTCCAAGGCATTGCCCTTGACGATTGCCCACTTGTCGGAAATATCCTCCGGTTCCACGCGGCCGGTCTTCTCAAGCCACAATTCGTAAGGCGTTTTGTAAGCGTTAAGGCCGAGGATCGTGCTCATGTCAGACCCGCCCACACCCGCCTTACGACTCTTCAACCACGCGAGATGACGTTCCGTCTTCTTGCACTGCCTGAACCGCTCGACCGTGTAGCGTTCCGTGTCCTTGAGTGGGATACGCTTCATTCCTTCGTCACTTTCTCTTCCAGGATTTCACCATCGAAAAAATCGATGATGAGATTGCAGATGGGGACCGCCGACGTTTTGAGCTGGGTTTTTTCCTCTTCGTTTTCGGCTTTGATTGCGAAAACGCCATCCTTGCTGTTGAACTTGAGTCTCATCTCGCCGCATCCTTGCTGTAGTTGGCTTTCAAATCCATCAATTCGCTGTTCAGCAGCTTGGTGGCGAACATGTAGACGACCTTGTCGTTGACATGGTATGCGGCACGTTGCAATGCCGAGATGGAGTCGTAGATGCCGACCAGCGCGTTCGCGATGACGGCGCGTGGGTTCTCCGGAGTCGTGGGATTCCGTTCTTGGACTGGAGTAGTGGTGGCGGTCATGGTGTCTGGTTCCTTTACTGTGTTTTGGGTGGTTTGTGCGACGAGTCCGGCTTTGCGCATGGCTCGCATTTCGTCACGGCTTAATCCCGCTTTGCCTGACTCGTCGTAAATGCTTTTCAGTTCGGCGAGCTCGCCGTCCGTGTATTCGTGTTTCAATTCGTCCCCTTTCTGAGTCTTTCGATGAGCGCGTGGTTTCGCTGATAAACTCGTCCACGTCGATTCCCTGCTGGGTGAGGGTCGGTTTGCTGGTATCGACGCGTGCTTTCCCGTCGTTTTTGACGTCTGGACTGCCTTGTATCCGTGTCGCTGGGACGAACATGCCGTTTTTCATCTCGCCACCGTTCTTCGATACTTGTGCGCCAAAGCCCACTTTTCCGCTGTTTGACGTTGGTAGCGGACTTTGCGCCTGTCCTGATGGCCTTCTGGCGGTTCCGCGCCGATTTTCAAATATGGCGGGCCTTTGCCGGTGGAGCGCCAGTTGGCGAGGGTGCGCACGCTCATGCCAAGCATGGATGCCAGGGCGACTGGCGTGAGCAGATCGTCACTCATGGTCGGCGCGTGGGCAGTAGCGGTTGATGAAGTACGTCTGGCCTTTGCCGGTGACCTTCGGCGTGCGGCTGACGGTCGTATGCCCGTCCGCGTGGGTGACGGTGGTCTCCTTGATGCGGAACAGGCCGAGGTCCATGGCCTTCTGCGTCGGCACGTTGCGGTTCGAGCCGGACTTGCCCAAGTAGCCGTCCTGCCGGAGGATCTCGAACAGTCGGTTCTGGCCAATGTCCAAACCGTTCTGACGCAGCATCTTCGCGAGTTCCCCGATGAGGCACGTACCGTCCGACGCGGCTACGGCGTCCGCGAACCGCGCTTTCGGCTCCAATGCCTTGATATGCTCAGACTGTTCGGCGATGCGTCGCTTCTGTTCCTCCATGGTGCGTTGGCCGATCATCACGGCCTTCGCAAGGATGGTCATGTCATCGTCCGCGTCCGTGGTTGGAATGTAGCCGCCTGTCTTGCGGATCTGCGGAAGCACCTCGTGAGTCACCCAACGTTGGAACTCCTTCGCCTCCGGCTTCCGCGAACGCATGATGAGCTTGTACAGGCCAGGCTCGCTGATGATGATTGGCGCGCGACCGCCATTCTGAGCAACTTCAGAATTTCTGAAGTTGCTCTTCTCGTCATCATCAAGAGGCCGAAGAGCTTCAGTAACGTTGTGCAGTTCGAGGATGTCGCACACGTCCTTGGCGACGAACCAAGGCTCCCCAGCCTCGTCGGTCAGTGTGCGCAGCGCCGAGCCCTTGAAGTCGAATCGTTGTATTTCATTGCTCATTGGGTTTCCTTTGTGTGTGGTTTGGTGGGGTTCGCGGGATTGCATGCGACGCGTTTGTTGGTTTGTTGTGTATAGTCAAAACGCTTCCCGCGAACCCAGTGCCGGTCTTGGGAGTCGAACCCAAGCCCCGCGTCTCGCCATCCGAGAGAGATCAACAAGGAGGTACAGGAGAAGAGGATGGCGTCGGCGGGTGCCGTTACCGGCTTGAGGCGGAAGGCTGGTCACAAACGGCTGCTTATCCCCTTGTAGTGGGTTGCAGGCTTTCCGCCGGGGTTATTTTTCAGTTGTCGCGGCTTTCGCCTTGCCGCCCCACTTGGCGTGGGGAAGAATCAGTGTCGTCATCGCGCGGGGCGAAGCGGATTGCCAGCCATAGGCCGGTCAGCAGGTAGACTGCGGCCACCACCCATAGGCCGGGCGCGGATGCCGGGCGTTCGGCGACGAAGAGCAGCGTGCACGACACCACGAAGGCGATGCTCGCGATGGAGGTCTTCACGCGGCGTGCACGGTAGACCAGTCTCCGATTGGTCTCTTTTTGTCTCATTTCGTCTCCTTCATAAAAACAATCCAATGTGTTCCGGTGCGGTTCGGCTGTTTGTTGCCGAAGAGCGGCTTGCATGTGGTGAGCTTGAGAATCTGAGAGACGGGTATCTGTGTCTCATTCCATTTGAAGATCAACACGCCATGCTCTTTCAGGACGCGGAAACACTCGCTGAACATGGTCTTGATGTCTGTTTGCCATGTCTCTTGGTCGAGGCATCCGTATTTCTGCGCCATGTAGCTCGTCTCTCCCGCATTGCGCAGGTGCGGTGGGTCGAGCACGACCATGCGGAACGTCTCGTCAGGGAATGGAAGATCGCGGTAGTCCATCAGCATGTCTGGCTTGACTTCGAATCTTCGTCCGTCACATAGTTCCCAACTTTCGTCGCGCACGTCACCGAAGAGCACACGGCTGTCTGACTTGTCGAACCAGAACATTCGCCCGCCGCAAGCAGGGTCAAGAACTGGCTGATATGCGTTCATTGTTTGCGCCCATTTCCTTGAGGATTCGATTGCATTCGCGGCGGATGCGTTGCACTTCGGTCTTGGTGAGGATGAAGTAGGTTGGGCCTGTCGATGTGCAGAAGACCATTCGCGCCATCGGCCTGCCGTCCTGGGCGGTGAATGCCTGCATGTCGAATCCGCCGTCGTCCATCCAGCTCATCTTGTGTTTCCCACCTTGTTGTTGAGTCCGTAGGCGATGCCTTCGATTTCCGCTGATGTGAAGTCCGCGATGGTGATGTCTTGGATGCCGTCCACGAGGCTGGCGCTACCGTCCTCATGGAAGCGGATGTAGAAGCCGCTTGATGCGAGCAGCAGGCATCCGGGTTCGTGGAGCGTCGGCGGTTTTGGCGGGTTGAGTAGTTGGCTGGTCATTTATGCGCTTCCTTGACGATCGTGTCGATGATGACGTCCACGAGGTCGGGCACGTCGATGTTCATCGGTCCGGTGATGTGGCCAAAGAGCCGGCTCGCGTAGATTTCATCCCACTGTTCCGCGTATTGCGGGCGAATCATGTCGCCATGCTCGGCGAATTCGTCGAAGACGGCTTCCACGCATGCCTTGCGCAGGTCTTTGTTGTAGGTCTTGCTGTCCATCGAATGCTCCTTTGGCATCGCTTTCAGGCTTTGAATTGTTTGATGCTGTCGATCGGCTGTATAAGGAGCATCGTCAGGTTTTCCGGGTCGAGGCCGAACAGTCCAGCAGCTTTTTCAATCTCGTCGGTCGATAGTGGCGTGCGACCTTTGAGTCGGTTGTTCGCTGTCCTGATTTCGTATCCCCAAGCGGCGGCGAGGTCTTCCGCTGTTTTGTCGCGTCTTGCAAGTTCCGCTCTGAGGTTCCTGCTGGCGGTTTCGGTCAGGCTTACCAATACCACTCCTTCGTCCACTGGTTACGCTGGTGAGGCGGAGTCTCATTGGTCTTGTTGGCTGTCATGTCTTGTTTCCTTTCGATGGTTTATACGCTACGCAAATTCGTAGATACAAACTATGAAATTGCGTAGACATTCACAAATCGAACACATGCTGCTACGCAATTGGCTATACTGGAGACATGGGTATGAAAGCAAACGAAGTGACCGCATTCGCCAGACAGGTCATGGGCGAATGCGTCAGGCTCCAGAAGCAAAGCGGCATGACCATCAAGGAATTCGCCAAGGCATGCGGCTTCGGGGAAGACTACTGGTACAAGCGCCAGAACTTCACACGCCCGCTCAACCTGAGTGATCTGGAGCGTATCAGCGAGGTGACGGGCGTCTCCATAGGCGACATAGTGATGAACTCGCGGCGTCACGCCGTCGAGGAAACCGAGGCGAAGGCACGGTCCGGCTATGAACTGGCCGCCTATAACTCTGCTGGCAAGCGGGAGGCCATTAATGGAGAGGCTGGGCCGGATTACGACGAGCCTGCCTGACCTGCCGATCGACCGGCGCATGACATACGGCGCCATGCGCCGCGCGATCACCGGCCTACCCGTAACCGTGTCCAGCGCCATCCTGCCGGACGGACTATGGGGCTGCTACGACGACGCGACCGAGGTGATACTGATTGACCGCAGGCTCACGTACACGGCCAAACGGTGCACGCTCGTGCACGAGCTGCTGCATTGGAAGCACGGTGACGATGGTTGTGCGAACGATCGTTCGAAGCAGGAACGCCGCTGTCGCACGCAGACAGCGCTCCTATTGGTCGATTCGGTCGAACTCGCACTGCTAGAACGCATGTACGAGTACGACTGGCAGATCGCGGACGAACTCGACATAACGACACAAGTCCTCGAAGACTACCGCCAAGTCATGGCCGAGCGTGTCAGCATTATCTGAAGCATAGAATCAATGGAAAGCGAAGGAGAACAATCATGGCGAAGAGACCACAGCCCGCGCCGGGCGCGATCTACACGTGCGAAAGGCTTGACGACCCGCTGTTTATGGGTATCCGCCTGTATGCCAATCGTCTGGAATTGGATGTCTGCACGACGTACCTGCACCGGTATAAGAAGACCGAAGCATACCAGGTGAGCGACCTGCAGGGCGTGGTGTTGAAGAAGCGCACGGTCACATGGAAATACAGTGCGTTGCGCTCACTGCCGCTGAAATTCAAGAAAGCCGAGGACGCGCAGGAATTCTACAATGCCGCGAACAGCCTCTAAAAGCATTAAGCCCCACAATCTGTGGGGCTTTTATATTGTCTTATAAGTCTTGACTTGTTACAGCAAGCCAAGGCGGTAAATCAGAACCTGAGCTCTGAAAAGTGTTGATAGACACTGTTTCAATATGATGCTTGGGGCACCCAAGTGTCCCGAGCATCATGAGGTCGGGGTCCTTCATATAATCGGCCATGTCAGCAAAGGAGACCAGCATGGCCTACACCATCCGCCAATACGCCACCAAAGCCGGGAAAAGGTACGAGGTGCGCTACCGCAAGCCGGACGGCAGCGCGACCGGCAAACGCGGCTTCCGCCGCAAGATGGACGCCGACGCATGGGGCGACCGGTATGTCAATGCCGCCAAAAGGGACGGCAGCTTTGTCGACCAATCAGCCGGACGCACCCTCATATCGGATCTCTACGCCGAATGGACTGACACGCGCAAACCGATCCTCAAGGCCAATACGCTGCATACGGATGACGTCACCTGGCGCAATCACATCGCTCCTGAATACGCCGACCGACAAATCGGCTCCATCACGCAGCGCGAGCTCCAGGCTTTTGTCAGCAGCAAGGCCGAGACATTGGCGCCGAGCACGGTACTCAAGATCGTCGGCGTGCTCAAGGGCGTCTGCGATCTCGCCGTCAAAAACAGGCTCATCGCCAAGGCTCCGACCGACGATCTGGCATTGCCTAGGCGCGAGGGCAGGAGACTGCACCGGTATCTGACCATCGACCAATTGCTCGCCGTCGCTGACGAGGCAGGCAAGGCACGCATCCAGCCAGAGGACCGCAAGGCGCTAGTCCTCCTGCTCGGCCTATGCGGCCTGCGCTGGGGTGAGATGTGCGGCTTGAGGGTGGAGGACGTTGACTATGGACGCCGCCGAATCCACGTGCGACGCAACATCACGCGAATCGGTAGCGAATGGTCGGAGACCTCGCCGAAGTCGCATGAGATGCGCGACGTGCCAATGCCATCCATAGTCGGCGAGGCGCTGCTTCCCGTGCTGGCCGGCAAGGGGGCGTTCGATTGGGTTTTCCGCGACCATCTTGGCCGTCCTCCGCGTAACCAGTCGGCTGCGGGGGCGAAATCGAACCGCACGTGGTTCATAAGCGCGTGCAGGAGGGCTGGCGTGGAGCCGTTGCCACCTCATGACCTGCGGCATACGGCCGCTTCCATCGCGGTGCATGCCGGCGCGAACATCAAGGCTTTGCAGCGGATGCTTGGACACAAGTCGGCGGCCATGACGCTGGACGTCTATGCGGATCTGTTCGATTCCGATTTGGATGATGTGGCGCGCACCATCGACGCTGCGGTGCAGGTCGCTTCGAAGGATGTGGGCAAAATGTGGGCACATGTGGATGCCGTGCATGTTCGGGGTGTTTGATTCGTTGGAATCTCAAGGGTCCCATGAAGTGGGCAATGAGGGACTCGAACCC